TCTAAAATTTGGAGACGCCAAGGGTTCAGCCCAAAAATCATCACTGGTACAATACCAGTACGTAGACGGAGACAACAGTGTGCGAATGGTAGGAGATATACTTCCTAGATACGTTTACTGGATAACCGGAGACAACAATAAAAACATTCCAATGGAGTGTTTGGCATTTAATCGAAACTCTGAGACTTTCGATAATGCAGAAACAGATTGGGTCAGGAAGTTTCATCCCGAAAAGAAATGTGGATGGGCATATGCTATTCAGTGTGTCCACAATGGAGAAGTTAAGATTCTTAATCTTAAAAAGAAACTTCTTGAGCAAGTAATGCTCGCAGCAGACGATTTAGGTGATCCCACAGATCAAGAAACTGGATGGGATATTAACTTTAAAAGAGTTAAAACTGGGCCTAACGTATATAACGTTGAGTATCAATTACAGGCTCTAAAATGCAAAGTTCGTGCATTAGACAAAAAAGAACAAGAACTAGTAGAGGGCTTAAAGTCTATGGAAGAACTTCTTCCACGACCGACTGCCGACTCTCAAAGAGAGTTTTTAGAAAACGTTAGCAGGGGATCTTCAGAAGTACCTGCGGAAGCGGAAGAGTTACTCAAAGAGGATTTACCTTACTAATGAAAATACTGTTTACTGCCGACTGGCACTTAAAAGTAGGTCAGAAGAACGTTCCTGAGGAATGGGCACGTAAACGGTATAGTACATTTTTTAAAAAGGTACATGACTTAGAAAACGAAGTTGATCTTCATGTCATCGGAGGGGATTTGTTTGATCGAATTCCTTCCATGACAGAGTTAGAACTATATTTTGAGTTCATTAGTGGCGTAGAGGTTCGTACCTTAATATACGATGGAAATCATGAAGCCACAAAAAAACATCAAACTTTTCTAACACAATTGAAAAAAGCATCCAAGGAGGTGAATCCGCTAATAGAGGTCGTAGATTCTATCTATAACGAAGATCAGTTTGGAGTGCTCCCCTACTGTGAGCTACACGGAAAATGGCACGCTAAAGACTTTAGTATACGAAAGCCGCTTTTCACTCACGTACGGGGAGCGATTCCTCCTCATGTTACTCCTGAAGTAGATTTAAAAAGATTTGAACAGTTCCCAATTATATTTGCAGGGGACTTGCATAGTCACACAAACACACAGTTAAACATAGTATATCCTGGTAGTCCTATGACGACACAGTTCCATAGAACTCTAGTAGAAACGGGATACATACTTATTGATGATAATAGTTGGAGTTGGCATAAATTTGACTTGCCACAATTATTAAGGAAGACAGTTACTTCTGAAGAAGAAATGGTTCCTACAGACTATAATCATACAATATATGAATTAGAAGGGGATATGGCAGACTTGTCTGCGGTAGCCAACACAGAACTCTTAGATAAAAAAGTTATTAAGAGAAAGACAGAAACAGCACTTCTTCTTAGTAAAGAAATGACAATAGAAGAAGAATTAGTAGAATATTTAAGTTATATTCTGGAACTAGACGAAACTAAAGTTAAGGATGTATTAAGTACTTTTCATGATCACTCTAAAGAAATTGCAATGGGATAATTGTTTTAGTTATGGTAGTAATAATTCAATAGATTTAGACGACACTACCGTAACACAGCTTTTAGGAAAAAACGGTGCAGGGAAATCTTCAATACCTCTAATATTAGAAGAGGTACTTTTTAATAAGAATTCCAAAGGCATTAAGAAAGCTGAAATACAGAATCGAGAATACAACAAGGGGTACAATATATTCCTTGATTTTTCTGTGGAGAATGAAAAATATAGAGTAGAAGTACGAAGAAGTAGAGGTACCATTAAGGTAAAACTACTTAAAGATAAAGAAGACATATCTAGTCATACCGCTACTAATACTTACAAGACTTTGGAAGGTATTCTTGGATTAGATTTCAAGACATTTTCCCAATTAGTATATCAGAGTACAAATGCTAGCTTACAGTTCTTAACAACTACTGATGCTAATAGAAAAAAGTTTTTGGTAGAATTATTCGGTGTCGAAGAATATGGTAAGTATTACGAGGTCTTTCGGGAAGTTTCAAAGGAAGTCAATATAAAGTTGACAGCCCTTTCCGCCAAGTCCGATACTATATTGAAATGGCTCGATTCCAATAAATTGGGAGAGTACAACATACTACCCGAGTTAAATCTTCCAAATATTTCGGAAGAAGACGATACGCGATTACGTTCATTACAAGTAGACTTTCAAAATATTTTTGAAAAAAACAAAAAAATTCGAGAAAATAACACATACAAGGAACTACTTTCGAATATATCTCCTACCGACTTTACCCTAATAGGGGATGAAGAAGGTGGGATTCAAGATACCGAGGAACTAACAATGCTTCTCGGTACAACACGGCGAAAAACTGCTGTAGAAGCCGAAGCAATTTCTGACTTAGAGAAATTAGAAGGAAAGTGTCCAACATGCAAACAAGAAATAGATCATGGAACAATCCAAAACCTAAAAAGCCAAAGCCAAAAAAGAAGCCAAACAGCGGAGGCGGAAGAGCTGCACCTAAACGTCGTCCTAGAAAGAGTTAAAAGACTTAATTCTATTATAGAAGGAAAACAAAAGAAACAAAAACAGTTTGAAGATTTATATACTAGAGTAGATAATAATCTACAAACAGAATTCTTAGACGGGGATCAGTTAGAAAGTGGTATTGCTGAATTAAATACAAAAATTGAAAAGGCTCGAACAGAGCTAAAAGGAGTTATAGATGAAAACTCGAGAAGACAAAAGCACAATACAAGACTCCAAGTCATCGAAGAACAAACAACAGAGTTTGAACGAGAACTTGAAGGAATTACGAAAGAATTATCTGAGCAAGAAAAAATTGCAACGAACTTAGAAGTATTAAAACGAGCTTTTTCAAACAATGGGCTTATAGCTTATAAACTGGAAAATCTAGTAAAAGAGTTCGAAGATTTAACAAATGAATATCTTGCTGAGTTAAGTGATGGTCGTTTTAACATAAACTTTATAGTTGAAAACGACAAGTTAAATGTTTCATTATCTGATAATGGAAATATAGTAGACATACTAGCTTTAAGTAGCGGAGAGTTAGCCCGTGTTAACACAGCTACCTTAATCTCTATACGAAAATTAATGAGTAGTATTTCAAAGAGTAGAATCAATGTACTATTCTTAGATGAAGTTATTAATGTCTTAGACGAGCAGGGAAGAGAAAAATTAGTAGAAGTTCTTCTTAGTGAAGAAGGATTAAGTACTTATATAGTTTCCCACGGTTGGACTCACCCTCTATTAGGAAAAGTGGAGGTAATAAAAGAGGACAATATAAGCAGGTTAGAATGAAGTTAATGATTACAGATAAAATGCAAGATGAATTGGTAGATGTAGTAGAAAATTTTACTTATGTAAGTGACTCCGACCAGTTTGGAAAAAGAGAAGCTTGGTACATAATGAAAGAAAAGCCCTATACAGGAGACTGTGAGGATTTCGCCCTTACAATACTGTATAATATATGCAATAGAAAAGTACCTTTAATGATACTATCTATATTCTTTGGAATGAGCAAGATATGTTATACTAAGTCCCCTAGAGACGGAGGCCATGCAGTACTAAAACATAGAGGTCTCTATACTGATAATTGGCAAAAAGAGTGGTTAACAAAGCAAGATTACTTAGATAAAGGGTACACCTTTCATCCTTTCTTGTTTTGGGCGTACACCACAAGTGTTAAATTGTTTTTAGGGTACTTAGCTGCCCGTAAAAAGGAGAAAGAGAATGGTTGATTCCCGAGCTAAAGGAGCCGAGGGAGAAAAACAAGTAAAGGATCTATTAAGAAAACACACAGGATTACCGTTTGAAAGGGTTCCAATGTCAGGAGCCCTTCCTTTTATGAAAGGAGACCTGTTTGTTCCCGATACAGCACTACACTATTGTATCGAAGTAAAGTTCTATAAGAACTCACATTTTGATGATAAAATATTAACTAATAAATCAAGTGAGTTTGTGAGATGGTGGGAACAAGCCGTAGAACAAGGTAAGAAAACGGACAGAAAACCTGTATTATTCTTTAAGTATAATAGGTCAAAGATTTTTGTAGCAGTTCGAGAGGAACCGCAGAAGACAAAGAAGTATATGTATGTGGGACACTTAGGTTGTTATGTTATGATAGCAGAAGAGTGGTTAATAAACGAAAAACCGAGATTTATAAATGGCAATAACGTTTCAGAGCTTGCAAACGCGAGATGAGAATAGAATATTAGTAATTGATGCACTTAATTTAGGATTTAGATGGAAGCATCAAAATAGAACAGACTTTTCTGAAGACTATATCAAAACTGTTAATTCATTTGCTACTTCCTACAAGTGTGGGACAATAATTATCACCTGTGATAAGGGTAACAGTAGATATAGAAAGAATATTTATCCAGAATACAAAATGGATAGGAAAGAACGGTACGAGAAACAAACAGATCAGGAGAAGCAAGCATTTTTAGACTTTTACGATGAAATGCACTATACCTTACGCTGTTTAGAAGAAACTTGTATTGTTCTTCAATATGACGGAGTTGAGGCAGACGATATAGCAGCTTATTTAAGTGCTAATCTTATTGCTGAACAAGTATGGCTAATAAGCTCTGATAGAGATTGGGACTTATTAATAAAAGACAATGTCTCTAGATTTTCTTATGTAAATAGGAAAGAGACTACGCTGCAAAACTGGAGAGAGTCACACGAGTTTCGAATAGAAGACTATATTACAATCAAATGCTTAACCGGCGACAGCGGGGACAACATTCCAGGGATACCAGGAATTGGTCCAAAACGCGCAGCCACCTTGGTATCTGAATATGGTACTCTTTTTGATATCTATGAAGCCTGTCCAATAAGCAGTAAGTACAAATATATTCAAAGTTTAAATGAGCACAAGGACGTACTCTTACGAAACTTTGAAATTATGGATCTACTAGCTTATACTAATGAAGCTATTGGTAAGGAAAATATAGAAGACATTAACGAAAAATGTTCTGGTATTTTACAAGGATAAGAAGTGAAGATAGAGTATAAAAGAGACGAAATTTTACCAGATTTTAGTGTAAGAACGCTAAACGATAGATACTTATTAGAAAACGAGAACTCGCCTCAAGAAGCTTTCGCACGTGCGGCGAAAACCTTTTCTGATAATGATGAAATGGCACAACGCTTGTATGATTATGCAAGTCAATTATGGTTTATGTTCTCTACTCCTGTTCTCTCAAATGGGGGAAGTAGTAGAGGCTTACCAATTAGTTGTTTTCTGAACTATGTAGGAGACAGTCGCGGTGGAATCGCGGGACACTACACAGAAAACGCATGGCTTTCGTCCGTGGGCGGAGGCATAGGTGGATATTGGGGAGATGTAAGGAGTGTTGGATCTAAAACATCTCGTGGAAGTGAAAGTACAGGAGTTATTCCTTTTCTAAAAGTTGTGGATGCTGAAATGCTCGCATTTAGTCAAGGAGTTACAAGGAGAGGATCTTATGCGGCATATTTACCAATCAATCATCCTGAAATCGAGGAATTTTTGGATGTACGGAAGCCAACTGGAGGTGATATTAACAGGAAGTCTATTAATCTTCATCACGCTGTTATCATATCTAATAAATTCATGGAACTCATCGCGAATGCTACAAATACTGTTGGATTTGATGACAGCTGGGATCTAATTGACCCACATTCGGGGGATATTAAAAAGACTGTTTCTGCAAAAGTATTGTGGATAAAGATTATCCAAAATCGAGTAGAAACTGGCGAACCTTACATAATGTTCGAGGATACTATAAACGAAGCCTTACCAGACTTTCAAAAGAAGTTAGGGCTTAAAGTCCACCAAAGTAACTTATGTAGTGAGATTACTTTGCCGACTGATGACAAGAGGACAGCAGTATGTTGTTTGTCTAGTGTGAATTTGGAGAAGTTTGATGAGTGGTCAAATTGCGAGACTTTTATTCCTGACCTTGTACGGATGCTTGATAATGTTATTGAATATTTCATCACAAATGCGCCGGATGAGTTGGCGCGCGCGAAGTTTTCTGCTTCGCAAGAAAGATCGATTGGACTCGGGGCCATGGGTTTCCACGCCTACTTACAAAAACGTGGAATACCATTCGAAAGTGCTATGGCAAAAAGTTTCAACCTTCGGGCATTCTCGTATATTAAGGCTGAAGCATCCAAGGCTACTAAAGATTTGGCAGCAGAGCGCGGAGAATGCCCGGATAGCAAGTGGATTGGTGCTGGGGTTCGTAACGCTCACCTTCTTGCCATTGCTCCTAATGCTAGTAGCAGCATTATTTGTGGTAATACTTCTCCCAGCATTGAGCCTTATAGGGCTAATGCATTTACTCAGAAAACTAAAACAGGCAGTGCTCTCTTAAAGAACAAGTTCTTAGAAGAGCTGCTTGAAATCAAAGGTGAGAATACAGATGAAGTATGGAAAACCATTATTACTAATAATGGATCAGTACAACACTTAGAATGTTTAAGTGAGTACGAAAAAGATGTATATAAGACGGCAGTAGAATTAGATCAGAGATGGATAGTAGAACACGCAGCAGATAGACAAGAGTTTATTTGTCAAGCACAGAGTGTTAATATGTTCTTTCCCGCTGATGTATCTAAACAAGAGCTACATAATGTTCATCTAATGGCTTGGAATAGAAAATTAAAAACTCTTTATTATTTAAGGAGTGAGGCACTGAAAAGGGCTGAAGTAATATCGGATGAAAAGCTCAGAGAGTATATATTCGATTTTGATGATGAAGAAGGATGTTTAGCTTGTGAGGGATAAAATCTGGACTGTATGGAAGTATACCATAGGAAGTTTTAGTGACGAGAAAACTGCTGAATTTGACAATATAGTTGCACTTCTAAGAACTCTTATTGTTTTTGTAAGCGTTGTGACTTGTTTTTTCATTATGGCAAATATAGTACATAATTGGTGAGGTAAATGGGACTACTAGACGAAAGAAATTATTATAAGCCTTTTAATTATTCGTGGGCATTTGAAGCATATAAGCAACAACAGCATATGCATTGGCTTCCAGACGAAGTCACCCTTGCGGATGATCTAAAGGATTATAGAGAGAAATTAAGTGATGATAATAGGAAACTGTTATCAAATATTTTTAGGTTTTTTACTCAAGCTGATGTAGATGTAGCTTGTGGGTATGCTACCCACTATTTGCCTACATTTAAACAGCCGGAGGTAAGAATGATGTTATCAGCTTTCGCTAATATGGAAGCGGTACATCAAGAAGCGTATTCACTTTTGTTGGAAACGCTTGGTTATGACGATAGTGAGTATCAAATGTTTACTCAGGTACAATCCATGTCAGATAAGCATGAGTATTTGAGTAGTTTTGATACAAGTACAAAAGTAGGGCTTGCTAAGACTATGGCTGTATATAGCGCCTTCACAGAAGGTGTACAGTTATTTAGTAGTTTTGCTATACTTTTAAATTTTCCGCGTCATAACTATATGAAGGGAATGGGACAAATCGTTACATGGAGTATTCGTGATGAAACTCTTCATGTAGAGAGCATGAGTAGGCTTTTTAAAGAGTTTATTCGTGAGAACCCAGAACTTTGGAATGATGAGTTAAAGTATGAAATCTATTGCGCTGCAGAGCGTGTTGTTGAGCTAGAAGACGCTTTTATAGATACTTGTTTTGAAGAAGCCGAGATTACTGGTCTTAATGCTTCAGAAGTAAAAGAGTATATTCGTTATATTGCGGATAGACGACTTCTAGGAATAGGTATGAAAGCAATCTTCCATAGCAAAGACAATCCATTACCATGGTTAGATTATATTCTAAATGGAGTGGAGCATACTAACTTTTTTGAAAACAGGGCCACTGAGTACGCAC